TTTAGTTTCACTCGTTTCCGCAACTTTAGGAACCGCGGCCAGTTGCATTCCCTTGGGCGATACAACCAGTTCCACATTATCCCAATTGCCACGCATGATTACCGAGGAAACGGGAACCTTAACAAGGACAACATCCTGACCGCCAAAGTTTTGGCCTTTCTTATCGGTCTTCCCTTTCCTTGCACTCACCCTGCCGCGACTGAGGCTTCCCTTTATAGGAGTGGAAAGCGATCCCCCTGCCGCTAGTGTGGCCTGCTCCTCTTTGGTGAGAGCAACGTAAAATGGAATCACGCCATTCGGATATGTGTCTTCTGTTTGGAGCGCGGATTGCAAAGACAATCTGTAGTTCGCAAACCCTTCCAGAGTCAGGGCAGTTCTAAGGGAATCAACCACAGACTGGGCGTTGTCCGCCTCACCTATATCTTCTTCAAAAGCGGCAATAGGCTCTGAGACTGTATCCAGTTGTGCGCTTACGCCATCTTTCTGGCGGCGCAGTGCCTCGTTTAATTCCTCTGGCTCAATACCGCTGGCTTCTCCTTTATGGACAGCATCTGCCTGTTGGCGTAATGACTCTTTTGTAGCCTTCTGTAGAAGTTGCTTTGACCCAGATAAAGACGCAGAGACAGATGCCTGCACAGCGGACTGGGCGGTACTGCCCAGCATTTCAAGGGCGATGTCTTCAAACGAAGTTTCACCGAATGCGGCAAGTCCGCCGAGACCTTCACCAACCCCCTCACCGAGGGTTTCAATCGTCATCCTTTTAGTGCCGATTGCTTTGGCCCTTGGGGCTTCTGCATACTTCTTGAATGCCGCGGTTACTGCCCCATCGCCCTCTGCGTGTCTAACGGCGATCTTTTCCCAGTCGGCATTCTTCTTAATATCAATGCCTTCTTTAAGAAGGTCTTTGCGTAACTCACGCCCCGCCTTGGTTCCGGGCATCTTTGAGAGGCCCATAAACGCGGCATCAACTATTCCGATGGTAAGGCCTTTGGTGTAGCCTTTTTTGTACATTTCGCGCTGGAATTCAGGATCAGAGATGGCTTTCTGCACCGCCGCCTCATTCGTAACATCGATACCCGCCTTCATCAGGGCTTCAATATAAGCCGCTCCTGTTTCGACCGATGCTCCTGCCGTTCCCGCCCCAACTCTGGAGCCAATCGCGATACCAAGAGGCCCACCCGGCGATCCAGCCAAAGCGCCAGCAAACATACCGCCAACAGCAACAGCCATGTTGCCTGCCTGCGATGCGCCAAACTCCGCTACACCAAGAGGGTTAGTGACAGCCGTCCAGATGGTTTTCCCCGCGGCATCGAGTACAGCCAACGAGGTATTAGCAAAGCCCTCTGCATCCTTTACATCCTTGCTTTCTCTACCAACCACATCGAGCAGATACTTATGCTGGGCGCTTTTTGCTACCTCATGCTGTCTTCGAGAAGTTTCCGCAACGATCCGTGCAATTTCTTCTTCGTTACCTTCAGCCCCGTCCAAGCCTAATGAAGCAAGACTTATGTAGTCATACGCATCAGCAAACGATTTTTTGATGTGCGCCCAGAAACCGCTTTCTGGTTTTTGCTCAATTACAGGCTGAGGATAATCCTTAAACTGGTCAAATATTGAGTCAAAACTAGAACTTGGCTGACCCTGTTGAACGGCATTTGCTGGAGGTGCTTGAGTCTTGAACTGATCGAAAATAGAGTCGAATCTACTTGCCATCTAGTTTGATCCCTTGGTGAACTCGTAATAGGCGGTCGCCAATGCTTTGGCGAATTCTCCATTTGCTTGTTCTGTCGGTATTTGTCCAAGCAGGTTCATTAACGATTTTTGGATAATATCTTTAGGCACGTCTGCGGCCTCCAAATCTTTTATCAGCCTTTCCACTAAATTCTTAGATTGTTCAGCATTGTATCCATACGCCTCTGACATTGTGAATGGCTGGGTTGGGGATACCACTGTGGGCTTTGCTGAGGGCGGAAGTTCTGGAACGGCTTGACCACCTGTATTGATTGCCGGGAAACTTCCCGTTTGGGAACTTGTATTCACGCCCATGCCATCGGATGGGTCGAATGTTCTAGCACCGCTCGGGTTGATTTGATACTCTGCAAAATATTTTTTTTCTGCCATTTCCTTTTCAGCCGCGGCCTTTATTTCAGCCGCAATGTCCGACCCTTGTAAGCCGCTTACAGCGTCTGCCACTAACTCAATACCGCCTGCAAGTGCGCTTCCGGCTTTGTATTCAGGGCTAGATTTAATACCCAAAGGATTCGGGGGATCATATATGCTGTGCGATAGTTGGTTGGTAGACACATTTGGGTCAGGTTTAGCAACAGCGGCGGCGGAAGGCGCTTCTGCGGCAGGCGCTTCTGCGGCAGGGGGAGTGTCTGCGGCGGATTCATCAACAATCTTACCGTTTACGATAGAACCGTTAGCAACACCAGTTTGATACGCTAACGCAATTTGTTCATCAGTCGGGTCTTCTCCTACGATTGAGCGGAATTTAGATTTAAGTTTGCTTAACACATCTGCATCTATTCCTTCCAGCAAATCGACCTCAACATCTGCGGTGGTTCCGCGGGTCATGGTTCCATCCGGATTGAGGATGCGGATGTCATCCGGGTCTTTTTTGTTTATGCCGACACTCCGTTGAGCAACAATTCCCCACTGTTGCTCTTGACGGTATCCAGTGGGACTCAGTTCGTCTTTAACTTCTTCGGTGTAATGCCCGTATACGTTTTGTTTTGTCCAGTGGTAATCAGGAAGTAAGTCCTGCTCTTTTTCGTAATCGAACTTATCCTTAGCCAATTGCGCTGACTCCTTAGCAATGCCAAGCCTCTCCTGAGAGGATTCATAATCAGCCACACGAAAAGCGTTTGTTATATCGTTTTGGCTTAACTGCATCTCCTGAAGACGGAGTTCTTTGCGGCGTTGGGCCTCAGCCTCTAACGAGGAAATCTTTGTGCTGTGCTGAATATCCGCAAACTTCATTAAGTTTTCGCCAAGACTGGCGAATAGTATTCCAGATGACTGGCTCATACTGGCATTCCTCCCTCTGGGGAAACTGAAATCCCTCCTCTCGGAATTGCGGGAGGCATATCTGGAGCAACATCAGCCTCGGTAGGAAGGTGGTCATAATTTCCATCCATAACGCTTTCAATAAAATGCTCAACGCTTCCCTCTGGGATTGAATCGCCCTCGCTAAAAGACTTACCTAATTCTCCAGCGACCATTGTTAGGGAGATATTCTGGTTTCTCTCAATCTCCTCTTCATTGGATGGCTGATAAACACCAGTTTGAACCGCCATGTCATAGGCTTCAGATACCACCTCTGCTGATACATCCATAAGGTGATCAAAAGGAACTGGGCCTCCCGCTGAAACGGCCTCTATTTCAGGAACCAATAAACTCAGGGAAACCATTGCGAGGTCTTCAACCAAGTTATCGCTGGACTGGAGAACTTGCATATACTGATCAAACTCGTCTCCGTACATACGCGATTTTGATGACAGTATAATTTTAACTGCGGATTCGTTGGCTTGTTCATCATCAACTTGCAAGGCCGCGCTCTCCATAGGCGGTTGCTCCACGATTCCTTCCGGCAATATTTCCTGATCTGGTAACATAGGCATCTGTGGTGGTAATTCAGCCATTACGCTATCCCCTTGATCCCCTTATATGGATCATAAGAAGTATTGTGTCCCTTAAAGTTCAGCCTGCGTTTCCTCTCCTCCTCTGCGGCGCTGGCCTGTTGCCACTGACCCATCGTATTCAAGAACATTCCGCCCCCTGTCAGCCAGAGTTTCATTTCGTCTGCTCTTGCTCTAGCCGCGACTTGCTCTCTTGCTAGATCGTTCGCGTCCTTTAGGACTTGAAGGCGCTCTTCCGAGTTCTTTAAAATCATTTGCATAAGCGCAGACGGTTTTTCCGTAGTTGCGGGTGCTGTAAGAAGTCCTTGACCAGATGCCGTAGCCTGAACGGTGGACGCTTGAGTGACAGGCCCAGCCGCGCTCCCTGCAAACCCTGTTTGATTAGCAGGGCTTGTTCCCATTCCATAGCCATCAGAAACACCTGAGACGGCGCTGTCTGTGGACACTTCGCCGGGACTGAGCATCGTATTGTCCGCCATCCATGTATTTTGGTCATACATTTCAGCGTCTAAAGTAGACAGTTGATCTGGAGAGAGAAGTTGCTCGCCGCTTGTCTCTATAAGTCCCCCAGCCGCCTGAGCCGCATCAGCCGCAGGAGCGGTTACGTCATTAAGCCCGTTCCAAAGGATTCCCCAAGAGGACTGCGGATCAGCGCCAGAGGAGAAAGCAGACTGCGCCATATTGACGCCAGCGCTGACTGCCTCACCAACGGTTCCCATTGTGGAAAGGTTGTTGACTGCCGCGGTTCCTGCGGCAACCTGACCTGAGAGCGCCATCCCCGCTTGTGAGGCTTTAAACGAGCCTTCAGCAAACGCGACAGCAGACTTGGAAGCAGTTCCACTGGAGAGTCCTCCAAGGAATGATTTCCACACGCCAGCGGATTTAGTGAAAGCCGCCCCTACTCCTCCAGCGCCATATGTAACGGACGCTCCAGCGGCGGCTGTTCCAGCCCCGGAAGATGCCATCAGGTATGAGCCACCAAAGTAAACAGCCGCCGCTACGATAAGCACCGGGGCAATCTTTTTGATGACCTTACCGATTTTCTTGAAGGCCTTACCTACTGATTTAAAAAGTCCGCTCATATTTCTAACCTGAATAATCCGCCGAGGCGTTTGAATCCAACTGCTTGATACAGTTTCTCAACACGTTCAACATCTCCTATTTCGCTGGTTACAGCGAGGGTGACATCTTTAATAATTGGGCGCTCATTGACCCATCGTTTGAAACGACGCAATAAGAATCCCGCGGTTCCTTTCCCCTTTCCGTTTGCACAAAGAAACAGGTTGGTTGCGTAGTGTCTCTTGGTGAACCAGAGTTCCTGACTGATCACCCCTAACGCGGCGCAGATTTGCCCATCTCGTTCAACCACCCATACCTTATGCATTGGGGAGGACAACATGGCTGTGAGACTTTTTACAGCGACATTGTTCTGAAACTGGATATCTTTATATCCACCGCCCTCATGGAATGGCTTAATAAAGGTGATTAAATCTGGAATGTCTTTCAGCGTGGCTTCTCTAGCCATCAACAAGCCGCCACGTCTTTATCATATGCCTGTCTCGCCATCGTTTGAAGTTGGACATAACGCTCTGCTGATATAGTGTCAGCCATTGCCTCGATGTCAAGCAGTCTCGCATTAAGTTTAGATAATGCATTCTGCCTACACCGTTTAGCGTTCTCTCCAGAGGAATGATCCTGCCCAGACTTCTGTCCCGCCGCGGCGGCGGCAATTCTCATCTCTTCTAACTTCTTCTTTAACAGACGCTCTAAAGCGTTTTGATGCTCCGCCCATGCGTTTTGGATTGCTTGCTCGTTTTTACTATAAGCCTGTTGCAAACCTTGGTTATAGGTTGTTGCCTTAGCGCCAAACTCTGTTAACTTGAACTGGTTTCGCGTCAGGTAATCCTGCATCAAGAACTCGTTAACGGCTCTCTGATTTTCAAGCGCCTGTCCATGCAAGGTTGTGGCATCCTGTTGCGCGATAGGCAAAACGCTCTTGATCGCCGCATCCAGCCCAGCACTCGCCGCAATTGATGTGTTTAGCAATCCCCTTGAGTTTGCCCATTGAACGGCGTTAGTGACCGCTTGCTGAGTATATGGACTGTCCTGCTTCATCATCTGGGACATCCTATACTCAACTAACTCTTGCGGATCAACAGTTCTCTGCGCCGGAGAGGGTATATTAGTTGGGTCTCCAAGAGTGGGCATACCCGCAACCGCTGTTTGTGCATACGGAACTTCATCCGTAAGAGATGGCGGCTGATACTCTGGCTCTGGCTCTGGCTCCGGCTCTGGAGTCGGACTCGCCGTTGGACTCGCCGTTGGGCTTGCCGTAGGACTTGCCGTAGGACTTGCCGGTGGGCTTGCCGTTGGAGGAGCCGGTGTGGTCGTTGTCGGAGGAGTCGGCGTAGTCGCGGGCGGCACATAGTCCGGGTGACGCGGGTCTGTTATCGGATAAAGTCCAGCGGCTCCATCACTACCACCGCCGCCATTAGCCACAACACACCCCCAAAATTCTCTTTTGATCAATCATAGTTGCGCCTCATCTGGGCATTCACACATTTTTTTGTTCATCTTCAAAGCCAATCTTGCGTTCATTCTCGACATGAATTCGGGCAGAAAACTTGGAACAACAACGTGCGCCAGTCCAACGATCCCGGTTGCAGTAAACAGGAAGCACAATGTTCCTGCGTGTCGCGCATGGCTGAAATATTTCCCTTTTGCATGGTTTACATCAAACACTTTCATTCAACAATTCTCGCGATCACTTTCTTGTCTTCCCAATTGATTCTTGTTTCTACGACCCGCTTTTCACAGGCGTATCTGCCCCCTTGCGTGTCATACCATCCTTGGCGCTTTAATGTCCTTTTCATCGCAAGGCATCCGGGTAAACCCATTTCAACCCACTCTTTCGTAGTAGGGTCTTCCCAGTAGGCCATATGCTCTTTAACTGCTCCATTCATATAGAGGAGCAACACAAATAAAGTTTCCATTCAATGTCCTCCGTTTGCCTTCATCTCGCTCGTCTTGTCCTTCAACACTTCGACGTGGCGCTCCAAATTTTCGATTCGCTGTTTGAAGAAGTCGAGGGTTAAAGCCTGTTGCTGATCATACGGAGCCTTGCCTGTTTCTATAATTCCCTGTAACTTCGCAAACTCAGAGGCGAGATGCTCTAAAAGCATGAACTGTTCAGCGTCCGCCGGAAGAGCGCCTAATTCCCCTCTGGGCCATTTAATTCTGAAGTTTTCATTCTGTTCGACAGACTTCTGCATCAGGATTTGATTGGTTTCTAATTTGTTCAGCCTTTCCTGTAACCCGAACCATGCCCATGTCCCTATGGCTACTGCCGAGGCTAGGCCGATTAGGTTACGGATCGGCAAACCGACGTTGGTTTGATCCGATAAATTTACGGGGGACTCACCTTTTCTACCAGCCACCTGACTCAGCCATTCTTGTTGAATAGGTTGAAAAGGGTCTTCACCTTTTCTTTCAAAGTTTCGACATCAGTCCATAGTCGAGACAGCACAAATATCAACGTGACCAAACCAATGAAAATAGGCCATAGTTTTCCGACAACATCCACGAGAACAAGGCTCTCGCTCATTTTTCCATCTTCGATTCGAGTCGATTGATGCAGTCGATAATCCTATCTACGGCAGTTTCAAAATCTGCTTTGGAGACATACTGAGTTTGTACCTTGGTCACCCTCTCGTGGAGTTGACGATCAGCCTCTGCGAGTCTATCCGTGATTACGAAAATCCTCTTAACTACGAACCCAACCACGACAATTACCAGTCCGAACGCAAAATCTATCAAGGATTGTATCTCCATCACATTTCAATCCCATTTTCCTTTCTCTCTGGTTCTGGCGGAAACTGTGGATTCGGGTTGACGCTGAACGCCATCCCCGACGGCGATGTCCCGCTCCAAGCCATACACGCTTGTTCGCCCATTTTTGTGCGCTTCGTGACCACGATGGTTGAATGTGTCTTTTTTTCGTTGGCGAAGATCAGTAGGGTCGTTGGATTCTCCCCTTCTTTTAAATACCCCATTGCGATGACTGTTTCTCCGAAATCAACCGCAAGAATGTTCATCAGGTATTCAAACGAGTCGGCGCAGAACAGTTGCATCTTCACGACCACAGGCTTGATCCCTGCCGGGGGAGATTGCGCCAAGACTGGAAAAGAGATTAGCGCGAGGGCTATGGCGAGTGCTTTCATCGAAATGTCCGGTTAAATGTGCAGTTAAATGTGCAGTGGATTCTGATGACAGGTCATCATTAAGGCGCAGTAGGGTATTCCACCGCTGTCACATCATCAGCAGTTCTCAGCCCTGCCGGGAGATCACGCAAGGCTTTCCGGTAATCACGCCATGCGGTGTCCTGTTCTACCGTGAGCGCAACATCCGCTACTTGTGTCCAGTCGCTTGATTCAAGCAGTTGGTTCCGGCGGGATCGGAGATCAGCGATTGCACGATCAAACGCACCTGCGTTCCATTCCGCTTCTTCCGCTTCGCGTTGTGATATTTCTTCAGCCGTAAGTTCTACGCGCTGACCGTTTACTATTTTGTGCATTTAACTTACTCCGAAAAGATATATGTTGCCGTCATCTATGTTTGTTTCTTGAAAAGTAAATTTGACAGCATCAACCGCTGAACTTGACACATTGATGTATCCCGCTCCAAAAATATTTCTTGAATAATCAGAGTGGGAGTAATTGTTACTGGTAAATTGAAAATGCTTCACTTTACTTGTTGACGACGGCGAATAAAGATGAAGGCATCCAGATACACATTGATCGTTATCGCTTCCTGTTGCGCTAGACAACGCTACAGAATTTGTTGATTGCGCCAAATCGCCTCCACCCCAATAAGCCAAAGAACCACCCGATCCTGATTCAGTATGTTCCGCTACAAATGCCGTTGTTGTTTTGGTAAGTCCGTAAGATGATCCACCGTCTGTACTAAAGTTACATAAAAAATCTTTGCCGTCTGCACCGGGGTGACAGGAAACAAACCAAAACTGATACTCGTCATACGTCGAATCAATCCCACTGGTGAACTCCACGCTTGACGAGCCTGATGCCGTGGCTGATGAAATGAGTGTTAGTTTTCCGCTCATGATGCCACCAGACCGTATTGTTTTATTACGCCGTCAAAGTTTCCGCTAGACATTTTAAAGGCCGCCGCATTTACAGCAGAAGTGGTATTTAAATATCCGGCTATATAACTATCCTCCATCGTGTCTCTGGTTTCATACGTTGCTGTCCTTGAATAAAAGTGCTTAACGTAGGTAGTAGAGGCTGGGTTAAACAGATAAAGTTCCCCAGTTCCACAAGCATCTGCATCGTTTGCAACATCCCGCATTAAAGTTTGATACCCAGTTCCTTGAGCAATATCACTTCCAGTAATGTATCCAAGACCTGAATGAGCATCATTTTCCCAATGGTACGAATAAAAGAAAGTTGTAGTTTTGGTTACGTTGTAATTTGAACCGCCATCAGTGCTTGCGTTAAATTCAAACAAAACTGTATCCGTCGCAGGATTCACATCAACAAAAACAAACTTAAATATCTTGTAACCAGTCAGATCAGTGAACTCGACACTGCTTGCGCCAGATGCTGTGGAGGTGTTGAGTAGTTTCCAGTCGCTCATTTGATACCCCACATTTTTATCGTGCCTGTAGCGATGTTGCCGCTAGACATTAAAAACTTGATGCCGTCGAGTGCAGATGTGGTATTAAAATATCCTCCGATGAATCCACAGTTTGACGCATCCGAGTAATAGTAATATTGTCCTTTAGCGTAAAAATGCTTAACGTATGTAGTAGATGCGGGGTTGAATAAAAACAGTTCTCCCGCTCCACATTCATCTGCTCCATTGCCCATGCTGTAAAAAATAGATTGATTGCTTGTCGATTGGGCTAAATCTTGGGCGGTGATGTAAGTTAATCCTGTGGAACTATCCGCCTCATTGTGATACGACTCAAAATAGGTAGTGGTTTTCGTTGTGCCGTATGAACTAGAAACCGAGCAATCGAACTGAAAATTAGAGTTATCGGTAGCGGGTGTAATGTTGTAGAACCCAAACTTCACCTGCTTGTACGCAGTAGGCAACGTGAACTCTAGAGATGCGCTACTGCTTGCTGTCGCAGTGGACAACAACACGGCTGATCCTGTATCCGCACTTGCTCCGTACAGTGCTACTTTATTAGCGCCTAGTGGCATCTACTTCATATCCAGACCGGCGGCGAATCCGTACCAGATCGTGCCACCGTCAACAGTGGTAAAGGTCAAGACATCCACACCGGAAGTCGTAAGAGTTGGGGCAGTCCCTCCTGCCCAATCTACGCTTGCCGGGAAGTTCACCGTTTGCGATCCACCGTTGGTTAGGATCAAGGTAAACGATCCCGCTTTGCCGGATGCCGGGGGATTGGAGAAGGTAAAGGTATTGGCAGAGGTATCGACAGTCGCGGTGACTACGTTGCCATCCGTCAGGTCGATGTCTTGTGTGCCGCCACCAGTTGAGCCAATCGCGTTTACGTCCTCGCTATAGACCGCGATCTCAGTGTGCGATGAAGCGGTGCGGGGAGAGATTAAATCCGTCTTTAGTTCGCTCATTTCGGATGTGCCTCCTTAACGGCTTCAATGTGATCTAGCCATGTTCGGCTTCCGTTCACCGAATCCCAATATTGCATATCCAGTTGGTCAGCGATGGGGGCGTATGCTTCGGCTCTCGCTCTGGCATATGCTTGGGAGTCGTGTTCGGCTTGCAGTCTTGCGACTTCTGCTTGAACCAACGATTCGTCAATGGCTACAGCATTACCATCAGCATCCCACACATTGCTATCGCCGCTAATGGTGACAGCGTTTGCATAAACATTTCGTATTGCGTCATGCCTCATGCTTCTATCTCCATTAAAGTTAGGTAGGATGGGTTTCCACTATCGTGAACTACAGAAGTGCTTCCGTGTGATATTCTGAAATACACCTCATAAGTTACCGACGATGTTGAAGATGGGGAATCAAGGTAATTAAGCGGTACAGTGGCAAGAAGATTATTTCCGTCGTTAGTAAAACTCCACGCGATAGGATCAACGATTGCTGAACCGCCACGGTAGAGAGCAAGATAGCCCCCGACTTGTGCGCCACTAGCGTAGTTATAAAACGAATTTATAACTCCAGTGACCAATACCTTGTTTGATGTCGATGAAGGTGTGATAGATGCCGACAACCCTGTCGTAACGTATGTCGTGCCATTGGTACTTGTTTGTGATGCGTATGCTCCTTGAACCACTTGCAACACCTTCCCTGCTGACAGTCCTGTTACCGTTGCGCCTGTTACATCAAGAGTTCCGTTTACGTCTAGCGTTGCACCAGATGGGATCGTGGTGGTATCACCCGAATCAGAAATCTGGAGCGCCGTCCCTGTGGCAGGGCTGATCTTGTTTGCTTTAACTTCGCTACTCATGTGATTGCCTCTATCTCTGCGTCAGTTAGCCCTAACGCTTTTAGTTTTGCGTTGGCAGAGGCTTTGTCTGCGGCTTTCTGAGCAGTTGCCGCATCCCTCGCTGTTACCCATTCCGCGTGAGCGGCTTCAATGTCATCGACTGAGGGTTGCGCCTGATCTGAGTTCCACTCCGCGATGTAAACGCCATCGCCGTCGTCTTGCAGAAGATAATCTGATTTAGCAAACCCAAGTTGCTCTAAACCTTTTGAAGTAATCATGCTATACCCCTATCAACTTGTATGCGCCGAAATATGATGTGTCCCAAGAATTACCACCAACAGTGCAATTAGAACCAGTAGCCGAATCCATAGTGACGTAAACTTCAAGATAATCGCTTGCAGACAAATCAAGTGTGACATTGATTTCAAGCATCAATTTGTCACCGTAACCGTTTGTGTCCCAACTCGCCGCCGCCGCATAACTTCCATTTTTCTTTAAAATGACATCAGCAGTGTTTATGTCATTGCCTCCTGCATTTGAACTAATGACGCATGAAACATACACAAAATACTTCCCGCCCTCTCCAGATGGAACAGTAAACTTTCCTGTGCCAGTGTCGTATGCAGAATTAGAGTCGTATGTTTCAGCATTGAACGCAATCAGGGTTGAAGTGTTATCTAACATTCCCTGCCCTGAACTTCGGTTTGCGTGAAAGCCGGGAGCGTTAGTCCCAAAACCAGTGGCAGTGCCACTGTTCGCTATCGTCGCCCCACTCGGGATTGAGATGCTGTCACCCGACGCGCCCAGCGTAAGAGTTGTGCCTGTTGAGGGCTGAACTAAATTAGTTTCTAGTGTTGACATTAGACGATCACCCAGTTACTTGTAGCGCCAACCGTGACGGTGATTCCGCTTGCGATTGTGATTGGCCCTGCGCTGACGGAATTCGTATCCGCAGGGATGGTGTAATCCACATCCACGGAGTTCTCGTTATTGAAGAAAATCTTTTCCGTACCTCCGCCTGTTGGTGCGCCCGCTGGGACATCCTGCCAAGCCATGTCATCTCGCAAGAACTTTGAGCCGTCAGGTGTTCCAGTTGTTCCTAATTTTGCCGCAGTAACAGTCGCATCTCCCGGCGTTCCGACATCAATCGCTAGGCCCATGTGAACGACCTGTACGTTGTTTGTGCCAGAGGGTACGGTTCCAGTGAACGTCATCGAAGTGCCTGACAACGTATACGCAGAAGTATCCTGCCTTACACCGTCGATGAAGACCAGTAGTGCCGCCGCATTGGGCGGAGCGTAGTCGAGAGATACCGTCATGGCAGAACCATCGCCGTTGAAAAACTTAGATGGGTACTGCGTAAATTGCGGTTCGTTGCCAAGGTAACTCATGTTATCGCCTCAATCTCTGCGTCAGTAAGACCAAGCGCCTTTAGTTTTGCATTAGCAGAGGATTTGTCTGCAACTTTCTGCGCGATAGCGTTCTCATTTTCTGTGGCCCACAAACTATGAGCGGTTTCTATATCTGCTTCAGATGGTTGTGGTTGGTCAGAGTTCCACTCCGCGATGTAAACGCCACCGCCATCGTCTTGAAGTGAGAAATCAGATTTAGCAAATCCTAGTTGCTGTAATCCTTTTGAAGTAATCATGCTAAATCCCTATCAACTTGTATGCGCCTATAGTCGCTTGCTTAATATTAGTGTAAGTACTTCCTTGCACATTATTGAAGAGGCCGTATAACTCCAGATAATCAGCGGCGGATAAAATCAAAATGGCTGACGCACCCACCGTTATGGTCTGTCCACCGTAACTGCTATTTGGTTTAAACTCGGAAACGAAGGCTGTTGATCCATTTTTCTTTACATTCATCTCAAGGTTAACAATGTCTGATGAACTGTGACTTGAATGAAAAAAGATGTTGGCATAGACAAAATACTTACCGCCCTCTCCAGATGGAACCGTAAAGCGATAGTTAGTCGTTGGGTCGTAAGCGGAATCGGTATCAAAAATCTCGACATTCACGTCCACTTTGGTCATAACATCATCACTGATTGATTGGTCTGTTTGTCTCGCCGCCTCATAAGCAGGGCTGTTATCACCCCCTGCCGCCGCCCACGCCCCATCTCCCCGCAAGAAAGTGCTTCCGCTTGCGGTTCCTGTAGTAGCCAGTTTGCTCAGTGCAATATCTGCACTAGCATCAACGTCTACATTGGCAATGGTTCCATCAAGGATATTGGTAGTTGTTACCTCACCAGTGCCTAGTGTTCGTACCCCGCTTGTTACTTTAGTTAAAGCCATTACGCCCACCCCAAGGACACGGCTTGGATGCGTGTCTCTTTGCTTGCTGATTGATTCAGCGTTTCAATTTTGTATCGCATTGATGTTCCTGATGGTTGCGATGAAATATCGACGTTGTGGGCGGTGAGAATGGTGTGACCGCCAGTGGTTCCTTCAGATGAGAGAGTGGCTTGGGTGTATGTCGTGCCGTTATCTCTTGACACATAAGCCTTGATGTCAGTGTTTACCGTCGCTGTTCCTGACCCATTTGTGTAGGTCATAACGATGTCGCCTTTAGTCGGCGTGGCTTCTGCGGTTGTTGAGTTGGATACTAGAGTCATGTTGTTATCCAAGTCCGCTCTGTAAAACTGCATCTCCATTCTTCGGCCAGAGCCATTGGTATTATTTCCGCTAACGTATATACACTGGTAATACCTGTAAAACGTCGTGTTTGATGTCATAGTGGCGTGGGTATCGGTGTTCGGGCCACCCCCACTAGCGGTTAAGGTGAAATTGCCTCCTATGTCCGTCCAAGAAGCCGCATCATTGCTACCCTGCCATTTGTAGGTTCCTTCATCTGCGGAAGACGATTGATAAACCCACCTTGAATTAGTGTAGACCTCAGAATTCCCTGATCCGTGATCGAATCTGATATAACCATTTTGCCCCGCAGTAAACCATCCTCCACCGGCATCGCTATATGCTTCAGAACCATTGACTAGAGTGCTAATTGGGAGCGATCCATCGGGAGAACCTAAGTAAGACATATCACTGGTTACAGTTACAGAACTTGTCCTATCCCCAGTCACCCATTCGGCATCCTGTTTTCCAGAATAATAATTGGAAGCATTTCTTATTTCATTAGTTGACCCACCGGTATCAATTCCGGCTGCATCTTGGAAGTCATCAATCGTTTGGTCTACAAGATCGTATTTGCTTAGCGAACCATTAGAGGCAACCTTGAAGCCAAGGATGGCTATGTCATCTTCAAGTCCTGAAGTATCTACAGCATCACTGGCAAGGTCAGCACTCTTGACCTGACCGGCTGTTATGTCCTCTGAGCGTATGGTTGTTCTAGTCATCTTTCGGGAACCTCGACTTCACGCTCAACCAAGAAGAGATAATGTCATCAAGTTCTTGCACTAACTCATCTCCTTGAGTTCTACGGTAATTTAGATGCTTGAGAAGCGCATCTAGTTGATCACCGATGGGTGGATACTCTGGCGCTCTCAAGCGTTGGTATTCAGCGGCATCGTATTCGGCTTTTGCGGCTTCACATTCGGCTTCGGTGGGTTGTGGCTGATCTGATTTCCAAACAAGACCATAATCTTTATAAATACAGAAATCTTTTTCCCATTCAAAACCAAGTTGGATGAGTCCTTCAGATGTATAACTCATGCCTGTAACCTCACACCGTAAAGTTGCGCACCAAAGTTTGTCCAAGAACTACCAGAATATTTGAGCCACTCCACATAATCTCCGGCGGCTAACTCAGCAACCACAACGTGCGTCATATTGCGATTACCACCACCGTCGTTTAATGAATTTTGCCTCCACCAAAGTTCATCTGTTCCGTTTTTTAGTGTCTTGACATACCAGTTGTACCCACTGGCAACACCAAACTGATGCGCAAACAAATATGTACCACCCTTTCCTGACGGAACGGTGAAGCGGTAATTAGTGGTGGTGTCAAAACTTCCTGTGTCGCTCTCTGAAACAAGAGTATTGAATTCAAACTTTGTGTAACTCGATGACCATGACTGATCTGCGTTTGTCTTTACATAAAAGTTAGGAGTGTTTTCCCATGTTGACAAAGACTTCCAAGAATTGTCACCCGCAAGATAAGTGCTAGATGATGCTGTGCCACTGCCGAGTCGCGCAGTAGCCAATGTGCCACTTGCAATGTTTGAGGCATCAGTTGTGTCAGTTGTGGCTGATGCGGCAAGGCCGCTGATCTTTGAGGTCGCAATTGCCGCTGATGCGTCGATCTTGGCGTTGGTGATTACGCCGTCTGCAATCGTGTCTGCCGTGACAGAGTTCTGCGCGGGAGTAATCGTCGTACCGACATCATTGATCCCGATGACTTCAAGTTTATCTGCCGATACAAGGGCCGAGGTCAGGGTCAGGGTTGTGCCGCTTACGCTATAGGCGTCCTCATGTTGCTTGACGCCGTTGATGGTGACAATCAGGGATTGCTCGTTGGGGGCAGTCCATGTCAGCGTGTGGGTTGCACTTGTCGAGCCAGTGACATCAAAACGCCTGATGTCAGACGCTTTGCGAGTTGTGTTACCCATATATGGCATTAGGTGATCTCCAGAACGCTTATGAAGCACTCAAGGTCTGAGGCGGCAGATGCCGTGATCGTCAGTTTGTCGGAGGCTTCAAGGTTGATTGGTTTATCAAGAACCAAGGTTGAATCCGCCGGGACAGGGAGCGTCTTGCCGACATGGAAGTAGGTTGTGGTCGAGTTGTCGTAGACCTCAATCGTTGCGTCCACGCTTGATGTGCCGTCCACATTGGACAGGTACACCGCGTGGATTACTGCTTCCGTTGCGGCGGGACAGGTATAGACATCGGTTCTTGATGTTGCTATCGCGGCCCCGGCGTTTTTAAATGCGTTTGCCATCTTTGTTTAATCTCCTAAATTTCGCTGGTCGTTGCCGGTTATCCGCCCAATGCGAGTGCCATAGCCGCACTGTTATCCGATGCCGTGATTTGAAGTTGCTCATTCCCGCCTGAGTTAAGCGTGGTAAGAGTTACGTTGTTACCCGCCGCCACCTTTGCTGACAAGTAGCCGGGAGTAGTGTCTGATGCGGAGTTCCCAACCAGTACGTCGGTGTCTCCAGAGAGAGCCGCCCACACTGAGCCGTTATAGTATTTAAGTACCGAACTCGTGCTGTCGTACCACAGGTCACCAGCAGAGGGGGAGCCGGGTGCGGAAGACGATATCGTATACTCGTTTGCGTACCTGTTTACATCGGCGATACTTGCCGCCACGGTACTCATATTGGTCACATTAGTAGATGTGCCGAGAGTATTCATGTCGGCAACTACGTCAGCAGTGCCGAGAGTATTCATGTCAGCAACTACGTCAGCAGTTCCCAAAGTATTCATGTCAGTTACGACATCTGCCGTAGCCAGAACATTCATATCAGCAACCACGTCAGCCGTTCCTAACGTGTTCATATCGGCAACTACGTCAGCGGTTCCGAGCGTGTTCATATCGGCAACTACGTCAGCAGTGCCAAGTATCCCCATGTCGGTAATTACTGCTGGAACACCTAGCAATCCAATCTCAGTTGATTTGCCAGCAACCGCTGTCACCTCACTAGAAAGGCCAGCAACTGTGGTTACATTAGCCGCAATGCCGCTAACGGTATTTATATGACCTTGGTCAGTGGTAGTCGGCGTGGTTCTCAGCCAAGTGGTCGTACCCAAGTCATAGACCATCATTACATTGTTGGTCGTATTAAAATATAGAGCGCCGTCTAGTAAAGTATTTCCGTCATTGTCAACCGATGGATCGGAACTCTTACTGCCTAAATAGCGATCATCGAAAGCGTCGTAACTTGCGGCGGCGGCTGTTGCCGAACTCGCGGCGGCGGTTTGACTGGACGATGCCGCAGTAGCACTGGCGGCACTTGCGGTGGCTGATGTCGCACTCGCAGTTGCGCTCGTTGCCGAGGCAGTCGCGCTTGTCGCACTGGCCGAGGCTGATGTCGAGGAGGCATCGGCGTGGGTTTTGGCTGACCCTGCGGCTACGGTTGTACCGATTGCATATTCTTTTGCGGAGTACTCTGCCGTATCAACGTAGCCACCAGTCGTAGTAGCCCACTCCTTTGCCGCGCCTTTACCCGAACTTGTCGTTACCCCAGTGCCACCGATTGCATAGGCTTTACTGCTATAGTCCGTCGAATCGACTATGCCGTCAGTCTTACGCGCCCAGTCACGGGCTTCGCTGACGTTGACCATTAACTCCCATTTTGCGGCAGACAGGTCGGTAGCCCATGTGCCAGAGGTGTGGGCAACGATACATATATAGAGGTTGTCAGTACTTGCTCCTGCCGCGCCGTCTACAACGACATCGCGCAGGGAGTAGGCAGTCGCTGTGGCCCAAGTACCTTCCCAGTTACCTACCCCGGTCTGGAGTTCCAAGTCACCAGAAGAATCGAACCCAATGGCCTTTCCTGCCCTGTTCGATGCGTTCTCGGTAATCTTCCAGTCTGTCTGGGGTGAGCCTTCTTCGGGAAGTTTGAGCGCACGTTTGATGTTCGTTTCGCCCAAGTCCCATGCGGTAACCAAAGCATCGTAATCCGACTTAACAACGTCGCCTCTTGCGAGTGTTCCTTTCGTATAGGAGCCTTGCCTAGTGTAATAATCGTTCGCCATTAGCGGCGTACCCTCCTTGGGCTGTAATGAACCGTCACGCCCTGAATGATGTGAGGCTGTTCATAGGTTGCTTCTGAAAGGATTAGCATTCCCATATTGGTTCCAATCCCATCTAGGTTTTCTTCCGAGGTGGAGATAATTTGCCCCGTCCAGTTAAACGAGTCCCAGTTATCAATGTTCCAATAACCGCCACTGCCTTCAATATCAAGATTCCTACTTCTTGCCGCAGGAACATCTGGGTCTGAGTAGGCGTAGTCGGGTTGGAATTGAAGTGAGATACTTGAGTCTCCAGATAATTCAAACTGAATCTTTCGGAATCTCTTATCTCTGGTCGGAGAATCATAATGGTAGTAGGAAAGGCGCAACAACGCCTCGACAGCAGAGCCATCAAAGGATGTGCCTTTATCCATTTGGTATATGTAACCATCGTCCGATCCGAAGAAAAGAATCTCATCGCCTAACGAATCTTCAGAAGAGCAAATTGAATAAACTACTTTCCCAAGGTCAACTCGAATGAATCCAGCAATCTTGTTTCCAGAGAACGTGGCATATATTCCAGTGCCATCGTTAAAAAAGAGTCTGTACTGGCCTTTACCTCTGACCCGTACTGAGGCAATAGACTTACCTTTCTTATCTGAAATTATGGGGCGAATCTTTTTGCTGATGGAGTTCATCGCAAAGTCGCCGTAAGCATTCACAGCGGACAGCGTTGTGATTCCACGATCATCTAGAAACATCGTTTCCGTAAGGTTCTGTATCGTGTATTCCCCAGCCCCAGAATCGTTAGAAAATGTTTTCAGGTTCCAATCTGACGAACTGGTTCCGTACAGTATGTAAATGCGATTACGGTTAAAGACGGCCAGAGCGTCTCCGGGTTGCACCTGAAGACCAGTAATCTCTCCGCCTGTTGCTATCTCTGAAGCGCCGGTAATGACGCTCCAGCCATATGGGTCTGCAATCGACGAGTGCTGTAGCGATCCTTTTGTGAATGCTAAAAACAAGTGGTTCTTGTAAGCCGCTAAATGACGCGGGGTATCAACGGACATTCCCGTAAAGATTGGCACTGCGTATGTGCCATCGAACTCAAAACAGGTGTTGAAACCGTCTACCCAGTACATCCGGTTGGTTGTGGTGGAACCGCCAAAGTTGTAATTAACAAACTCATATCTGCCGCCGGGAACTAACGATATGGTTACTAACGCGCTCGTAGATACCGCCACGGTAGATGAACTGACTTGTAGGTTTTCTCCAGACTGGAATGTCCCCGAAACACCTGAGAGGACAAAAACCCCAGTAGCATCACTAGCGCCAATCGTTCCGGTCGTTATAGTAATCCTACGAACAGTCCCAGTGGCTCCTGATGTTGCCCCGGTTAAGGTGGCCCCCTCAGCAACTACCGCTGATCCTGTGTTGTATTTTATGTACTGACCTAGATCGACAGCCGTCCATCCTGAAGTGGAAGATTTGAACATCTTGCACTCTGTTGCTCCAACATTATCTCTAAACGCATACGTCGATCCACTGTAAACCCACACGCCGCGGATTGCTCCAGAGCCTGTTACGGTTCCAATCTTGGATCGCGCCCGCTCTATTGAGGCTTGAGAATAGGTTGAATCAAGGGCGTCAGTGGTTGCGCCCAAAGCGTTTTCAGCCGTTTTAACGACTGCCACGGTAGATGCGCTGACTTGGATGTTTTCGCCTACGGTAAAAGTACCCGTCAGCAAGGCAACAGCCATGTAGCCAACGGCATCTCCACCCGCGTATGAGCCGCTTTCGACTACCGCGTCTGCGATAAGTTCCGCTGTCGCGCCAGATGTAGCGCCAGTGATGACGTTGGTATCGACTGAAGCCGCTGATCCGGTTTCAAACTCAAGAATCCAATAAATACTTTCTGATGGTTTCGTTCTACCATCAAATCTCTCAAACCCATCGATACGCCTATAACCGCCCTCTGGGTATACTTCGTAATTCTTACCGTAAAGCAGGCTCCCGGGAGGTTGTGAAAGGGCTGGGTCTGTAAGTATTTCTCCCCCAATAAATGGGAAGTACTTAATCCGCATCGAGGATGCGGGGAGTCCACCTCGCTCGATAATGTTGCTGTATATGTTAGTCATTAAACGGCCTGAATGACCTGACTGATATCTACATTCCCGAACCGACGCTCACGTTGCCCCGGCAACGACTGAGACTCAAGTTTTTCAAGAAGGTCTTGGTACTCCGCTGAAGACCCAATAAGGATTTCCGGCGCCTCTTCCCGTTCTGCCCACATTGTCTTTGCCCTAGACACAATGACTCTATGATATTGGGTCGGAATTACCGACTCATCCGTGTTCGCGGTCATGCGGGTCGGAGTTTTCCAGTAATCTGCTGTAATCGTGTAGGCCTTGTCTGGCGGAGGATCAACAATCAAATTGTTATCAGGCTGAATCACAACGTAATTGGGCGCAGTGTTGGTTGCGGTTCCCTGTCTTAGATCATCTCGCCAGTCCACATACGCCAATGGCGTGAGGTTTATTGCCTCATCAGTTGTGTAGTCTAGGAAAAATGAGCGCATATCCCAGTTTCCGAAATCTGTCGGCTTAGAGGTTGCGGGCGCCCTTGTCCCGGTTGACAGAGTTGACGAGTATTGAGACCAAAGAAAATCCCAGTCATGCCACAATCCCTGTATCTGGTAATCCGCTTCCGCAACAAAATCGACAATAACCTTTAACTGCCCCTCCTGCCCCACTACGGTTGACGGCCCAGTTCCTGAGACGCCGACTTCTTGTCTAACTGTTTGACAGAGTTCTAGATAAGTCATTCTTCAAATTCCAGTGGTAGTCGATAGCGTCAACCACATTTTTTGGGTCTAACCGTGCGGCACACATTGCGCCGCCTGTTTCTTCATGCCTATTACAGGTTGCAAAACCGTAATGCATCTTGTGGCATGGGTAGCAATCAGCGTCTGATTTAACGGCGGTAGTGTTGACCCAATGCTTTGTTAAGTTCTCTTCGGAGGAATGGCTCAACATGACGACCTTGGCTACATCTTCTGAACTGACTGCATTCAAGACGCCTGTTTCCGGGCCAAGCACAAGATCAGCGGTCTGGGCAAATGATAATGACTCCCTGATAGACCAATCACCGCTTTTGCAGAACACTCTGGATTCTTTTTCCCATCCAACCTCAAGCATTTTGCAGAGTTCTTCACCCACTAACACAAATCTCGCTGTTGGCTCTTCCGTCATGTAATAAGCAATCACGGAATCCATGTATGGATACGCCTTGTGTACCGATGAACCAGAGAGAGCAACAACGATGACGTAATGCTGGGAGCCGAGCCGCATATTCCTGCGCTGTTCTGCGACCCATTTCTTTTCCGAGGCGCTTGGATAAAACTTCGTGTTGAACAGGTGTGGAACTCGCGCCTTATTGTGAAGCGCTTCAGAGTAATTCTTATTTAATTTCTTATGCCGCTCAGATTTATCTGCGTTATAAATCGGACTGTTTGGCAGAAGCAGTAACCCCTGCTCAACAATGCAACTGAGGTTGATTACACTTGGGAAAATCCTGCGAAGGCGTTTCCAGTAAGACTCTAGTTCTTCGTTCGGGATTTGATCCGTTGTTTGTATAAGGAGTTCATCAACATTCGGGTCATTTTTTAAAATGTCGTAACCATTTTCAGTTACGTTGACGCAGACCTTTTTTCCTTTCTCTTTTATAAGTGGGAAAATCGAACTGGCTTGAATTAAATCCCCAAACCCTCCGTACCTGATAAGGCAAACGGTATCCTTCCTTTTACCGCCCAGTTCTTCGTTGCTAAGTTCTTGCCATTTCTTTTTGGGGATATGGGTTATTTTCAACCAAGAATACCAAGATACGGGTTATAAGAGCCGTCAGAGTCTTGATTAATAGGAACGCAGGCCCGTGACTCCGTATCCCATCGATAACCAGTAGTTGCGTTGCAAACTTGAGCCTTTTTAGCCTCGGTCATTTCAGGGGCTTCTTTTTCCATTAGACCAAGTTCGACCATCTTGTCGTATAACGCCTGAACTGATGGATGAACGTGTTGAGGCTCAAGCCCGATTAGGCCCATTAAGCCGGTTATGGCTTTATAGCCCGGTAAAAGATTTCTAAATCCCGGGTTCTCATTAATCTGCTTTGAGTAGGCTTTGTTTAGCGCATCAATTTCCTTCTGATGCTTTCCTAAAAAGTTCTTAACCTGTTCAATCTGCTGTCTTTGATTAAGTTGTGGACTCCGAATCCCTAACTTAGAAAGTAGTCCGGTATCGGTATAGTTTTTCCGGTTGATATGATCAAGGAACCCTTCAATTTCTAGTGCTTTTGCCTCTTCGGTTGCATCTTCATCGTCAAGGGCGGAGTAGAACTGTCTTTGATCAAATCGACTGATAAGATTTGGGTTTGTTTCGACTTCTTCTACGGGCGTTCCCAACTCCTTCTGCCTCTGTTCGTGTTGCTGTTGTGCAATCGCTTCTAGGGTTGTTGTCTCTGGGTCTACATAACCCTGCGTTGTCACACCTTGTTGCTCCATCATGGCGTCAATGTCATCCATTTGCGCCTGTCTTTGAGGCCCATAGCCAACCGTGACGTTTTGCCCTAACTGTTGTGTTGAAAGGGCCATTTGATGTTGAGGCCCAAACTCCATCGGACTGAATTGAGTATTAGGGTTATCCCAAGCATTGATAGGCGTGGATTCCATCGGGCTAAACTGGGTGTTAGGGTTGTCCCAGTTATGGCTGAAAGTCCTCGTATCCATTTGCTGAGTAGACAAAGAAATGCCCGGATCGAAAACGCTGTGGTTCATTTGTTGCGTAGACAGCGTTGCGCCCGGTTCTTTCATACCTATTACTTCTGTAGCATACCCATCGTAGTACCCGTAATCGACATCATCGAAACTTTGAGAAACACCAAAACCCGGTTGGCCTTCATCTGGATGTGAGCCAGTTGGAGAGCCAAAGCCTACACTTCTTCCGGGGGATGAATCCCATCCGCGCATAGCATCCCGGTTAGCATCTGCTACTGCGGAATCACCATGATCGGTGCTTGCGCCAAATCCTCCCTGATCTGCTGTTGCCCCACTGGAGCCTACTTGACCAGTACTTACTCCGGGGTTGTTGGCATCTGCGGGATTTCCACCGCCTTGGTTTCCACCCCCGTTTTCGGCTCCATCCTGATCTGCATCTGAAGACCCGCCGCCATGAAGGCATTTATGACCATACTTGGAGTCAAGATATTCCTCGTTTTCCCACTTAAAACTAGTTCTAATCATGGCGTTTCCAGATAATCACTGTTACTTATTCATTACTTTGCGAACCGTTGTCGGCCACGTCCATGACATACGAACTGAACTGTGCATAGGCGTAGGGCTAACCACTCCGGTCTTCCACTCATCGCCTTCAACGTGGTGCGCTTTCATGGTATGACCTTCCGACTCGTAATCGTCGTAGCCTGTACCCACGTCTCCATACCGGCAGGAGATGGAAGAATCCTTCATGTTGGCTTCCATCTTGAACCATTTGATTTTGTCCAAAGACATTTCTTTACTCCTAAAAGAAAAAGGGGGGCTAATGCCCCCCTCTCTCGTTGCGGTTAACGCTTTGGGTCTAACGTAGTCCCTTGCGGGGCTTTGCTAGAAGTACCGACTCCCATCGGGCGCTGGTTCTTGCCGGTTGAGGCAAGGCCCAGTTCCTTCAGGGATGAGGTGATCTTCTGCTGATCCGAAAGACCTGACTTTACGCCGACTCCTTGAGTTGACTGTGCCATAACGTACCCCCTTTAAGCCGCCGAATCCCACATTACAACGCGGGCTTCAGATGCAGTAGAGTGAACGAGGCCAGCGCCTCCCAAGTAGTACCAAGCGATACCTCTGGAACGACCAAAGTCAGTCGGGATTTTTCCTCGAATTTCTTCGGGGATAGCAACCGCTTCAGCAACCGTATCGGAGCCAAAGAAAATTGCCCAGTCCGACAAACCCTTCGACCATGCTCCAGCGGCAGTACCCATACCAGCGGCGGCTCCGCCCTTGGCACGATAGGTCTGCTCGACAAAGCGAACGCCCTCGTAACGTCCAGTTTCACCGTTGCGGATCATCTGGAAACCGGATTCGACGTACTGATTGATCGTTTCCAAGTTGTTTTTGAGGGTGCGGAACGTGGTAGGCCATGCAAGGCAGAAATAATCATCGCCTTCGTAACTTGGGATATTGCGCTCCTTCATTACGTCTACGATTGCCTTGACGTGATCTTTACCAAGAGCCACTTCGTTGGTCGTGGTTGCAGTACCGTTAGTGGTCAGAACAACCGTATCGGTTGACGTACCACCAGCAGTTGGCCCAGCAGGAACAACACGCAAAGGTGTGGTGTCGATCTGGTCTGCAACCAAACCGTCAAGCACCTGTGCCGCGTCGATCTTGAGGACTTTGTGGATGATCTCCTTAACAGGATGCTCAGACAAATCATCCAGTTTGGAGGTGAAAGGAATGCTGTTCCCGTATTCAGTTACGGACATTGTTCCCTGCGTGATTGTGAAATTCGTTTCAGCAATCGCCGTGCCTTCAGTAAGCGCCGCACCCCCGGTGGCAACAGTGGAGTACACGTTCCAATGGAAAGTGTCGCCCTTGTTTAAGCCTTGGTGTGACGCATCTTTAACATCTGCGAACTGACGGAATTTAACAATCGGACGCAAAGACATTCGCAATTCCTTGGAGAGGTTTAGGGAGTACATATACCCACCGAGGGTATTGGTTCCCCATACTTGTCCAGCCATTGTTTATGTACCTTTTGTCAAAAGTTAAAAGAAGAAATTAGGCGGGTTGATTCCTGCCTGCTTTCATTTCCGATATGATGTCGGAGTAGGTTGCCTCTACTTCGTCTTCGCCAATTGAGGCTCTGACGTTTTTAGGGGTAACTTCCTCCATGTCCTGCTTTCTTTCTTGACGAACTTCTTCAGTTGGTGTTCCGCCCATTTTCCCCGCATATTCTTTTATCCAGTTGCGGGCAAATTCGCCACACTCCTGCATAATGTCCCACGGGTCTCGGGTAGGATTGTCCTGATAAAGTTCAGCAGAACGTCGGTCAGCGACCGCAAGAAGTGAAATGTCTTCAGCAATGTCAGGATATTCCGACTGGAACATATCGACGGCTTGCTTTCGACGGAGTTCATATCCGCGCTCTCTGGCCTTTTTCTCCTCTTCCCTCATCTCGGCTTTTGTCCTTTCGATGATGCTGTTCACATCAACTTGAGGAGCCTGAGACTCGTTAGCGCGAATCTTTTTCAGCAACTTGCTGGATTTTGATTCATCGCCCTGAAAGAGGGCATCGTGGTATTGCTCGTAAAGAGCATCAGTCGCGTCCGAAGATGGCGATTGGTTATTGCCAGCGTCCGAAGATGGCTGACGGGTTTTCGCTTCTAGGTCAGCCCTATAAGCGTTCAGTTTGGCCTCATAATCTGCCAACTCTTGCTGGCGTTCTGCGGCCTCTTGAAGTCTTCTGTCTGCGGAAGAGTTTTTCTGGTACTGCGCTAGAACTTCATCCCACTCTACGTCAACAGACTCTCCGTTGACTTTAGCGGTGGCATACCATGACTCCCCTTTTTTAACTAACGGAACCCCGGCCTCAAATAGAGGGGCCGTTGATTCGTCCTCCACTTCTTCTTGGAAGGTTCCTTCTGATTCGTGATCTTCGTGAACCTTCTCAGCAATTCGTTCGATTTCAGACTGTTGATTCGTAAGACTTTCTTCTATATTTTCAGAGTCCACGTCCGGTTGGATAGCGTCCATTTTTAATCCCTCAACTCATTTAGAGTTTCTTCTGCGTGTTTTGCTTGGTTGATAGCCTCGTCAAGCCATGACATGACTATCTGAGGCAACCTAGCGCGAAATTGAAGTTCCCTGATGGCGTCCTCATCACACGGTTCTACATTTATCCACGCTTCAAAGGCTTCTTGTTTTGCCTTGAGCGCTCGGCCTGCAATAAATCGGCCAACAGGAGACTTCAAAAATTCTCTCGCTTGGGAGCCAAGCCGTGACTCCGCAATTAACAATTCAGTTTCGTCCATTAACCCTCTGCGCCGGGAACCTTCCCGTATTGATCATTCATCAGGACATCAGACATTTGCTTCCCGTCTTCGTTACCCGGGGAGACGCCTATAGCGGCGTCTTCCTCAAGCAACATCTTATGAACGAGGGCTTCTTTTTGGAGGATTAACTCCCCTCTTGCGATATCGTTCTTTTCAGCCTTGATCCGCGCTTCGATTATCCCGATCTGCTGTCTCAGAACATCTGAGCGCTCCCTTCCATCGGTAGCAATCTGGGTAGACATAATGTCGCCCATTGCTTTCTCTTTCGCGGCCTGAATATCGGACTGACCTTTGATCTGTGCGGATAGGATTCTGGCTTCGGCATCGATCTGCTTCGCCGCGCCCTGATTCATTAGTTGCTGAACTGCTCCGGTGAGTTCTTCAATCTGGCCGGAAATCATGTCAATGCGTGTCTGCTCTTCTTCAGCAACGAATCGCTTACCATCCTTGTAGCCAAGGGCGCCAAAGACTTCCTTGGTTATCTCGCTCTGATTAAGGAAGTTGATCAGGTCTGGGTTAATTTCGCCCATTGTCCTGATGCCGAGAAGCAGTCTTTCAATCTTTTTAACTGGATCAGTTGCACCAGTTCCGACGTTAACCCCGACAGTCATCTCATGCCTTAAAAGGCTATCCATCTCTGCGCCAGAGAATCGCTGGTAGAATCCGGGTTCTTCCTTGTTTTCTTCCTCTGCGCGGTTGGTCGCAACCTGTAGAACAACTTCATCAGTCTCGTAATACTGCTCAAGACGAACCAGTTGCATGATGACTGGCTCCATCCATGTCTCTGCAAAGGTTCTGATCATGTACTCGATCATGGAGTTGGCGTTTGAACTCAGCATCTCCATTCCGCCAACAGTTTCATTCATCATTCTGTTGGTCTGAATTGTTCCTTGAGAAAAGTTCCCAGCGATATCGTCAAAATCGACATTTAATCGATCCTGCTCTTCATAACTCGACGCCGTAACATCTGGTGTGTTCACTATTTGAACGTCGCTGATGGGGTCATCCATCATTACCGATCCGCCCGGAACGCTCCGCTTCAACGCATGAATATCAATGTTGGAACTGCGCCGAATGTGATATCTCTTATTGAGTACCAGTTGAACATTGTCAGAACGCTGGTTCGCAATGTCGTTAGCGGCGGTCTGGAGGTCTTGGGTAAGTTCCACTAGGGAAGTGGGGTATGTTCTGTGCGCCTCGATAACACTTCCGCCCATAACGTATGGACGCTCCCCCTCTCTAAGATGCGGATACGCATCTCGCAACGGCTTTGGATCGGTCAGCATATGCTGAGTCCCCGCCGTATAGAACATCCAGTCTTTACCGTTTTTTCGGACGATATTCTTATGAATAAATACCGTCTGGTACTCGGAGATATTCTCCTGTCGATCTACTAGCGGGTCTTGCCTCTTGCCCTGCCTCGTCTGTCGAGTGGAGTCAAACTCCGGCTGTTTTGTTGACTCCAGAAGTTCGCCAATTTTTAGGCGCTTCCATTTTGGCTCCCCCGTTTTTGGGTCGATGGAATCCATCTTTTCCAAAACATCTTGGAGATACATTGGAATGATTTCAACAACATATGGCGATGTTCCAATTGGGTCTAACCAGTCCGCCGCGGGATCGATGCGAAAGTTTTCCGCGGCGATTAGGCGAACATATGGGCAGTCTTTTACGACTCTCTTCTCCTCAATTACATCGACGACCTCATTCCCTTCCTCATCAAGAACCGGATTCCCGTTAATATCCATCACTGGGTTCTTGGTTTTGACCTTCTCCTCTTTGTATTCCCAGTACTGATGAGACACAACAGAGCCAAAGATAAGCGCCTCTTGATAAGCCGCAACTAGGGTTTGGAACCAAGGTATTGTTTTGGTCAAACGGTACTGAAGCAGATGCTTCAGAATTGTTGCAGAAGCCCTCTGTTCTTGATCAGAGTCGTTCTGTGGATAAACAGAAACAACGTCTTCAGTTGCGAAAAAAGCCGCGGTAACCGCGGCTTCGTTAGTTCGTATTGAGGATCGCGTTTTCGGCCTAAACAGACGTGACCTGTGCTGGTATTGGGAGGTATGGTATTTGGAGCCAGTAGGATGTTTAGACTGAAACAGAGATATGTTTCGATCCCACTGCCGACGGTAATTGGCATCTAGATACGAGGTAGAGGACTCATATGCATCCTTTGCCAATTTAAGCCACGGCGACCTTTCCTCCTCAAGATTAATAGGAACGTCTTTATCCATCAAATTTGGCCTCACCTGAAACATCCCGTTGCAGGTTGATAAGTTCTTCTGGGTTAATTTTCCCGCGAGTCACCTTTGCACGTTCCAGTAACTCTCCTGCCCACCGCATGATATTTTTGTATTCGGGATCGATTTCATTGACTCTGATCCACATTCCATACTTCATCGACAACGCCTCGTTCCATATAGCAATCATGGAGTAATCATTACTCGGCCCAACCGCCCATGCATGGCCCGGGTAATGTTTCTCCAAAGTGTCAGCCACGTTCTTAACTAGGCTGATCATCGTCGCCTCCTGCATCATTCCACCCTTGTGGGCATCAACGAGAACTTTCATGCTTATGAAGCGACAACCACTAAAACAACAATAGCAATCGCTATAGCAACCGCTAGTTTCGGCTTCTCTCTACACAACGCAATAATTTTTTCTTTCATTTTTTTGGCCCGTAAGGTCTGTGTGGGTTCTCAAATAACTTCCTTCTGGGGAAGTCGTAGGCAAGGATTGGCTGTTCTGGCCCAGCGGCCTTTTCGCACAAATCCCTCCAACTGTAGTTCCGCGTTCGTACTGGTTTTTTACTGATTGCCATTAATGGATAATCCTGTCTTCTTCGTGAAGAATAGTTACTGTCTGCTGAACCAAGTGTTGAATTAAATCGCTCAGGGCATGGGTTATAAGAAGTTGCCCTATCTCTTCGTCGTCTCCATCAATAAAGTGGGACAAAAAATTAACCGCTAACTCGTTGGGGGTCTGTTCTCCATTTACACCTGTCATATCAGTACGCTGGAAGCGCCTCCGGTTCCAAATCGTCTTGGTACATCAACCGCGGCGGCGATGCTTCTATGTCATAGATGCGAGACATCGCGTCCAACATATCCACATGAACTGCCGGAAATAAGTTGTACTCGTTGTCGATCATCTTTTGGACAACGTCGTACAGTCTCCCGTTCTCATCTTTTTGCTTTATTGGTCGGACAATGAGTGATCCGTCACCTTGCTCAAACGCCTTTTTCTGCCGAGACGTTAATGAGTCTGATGACGGGGCCAGAAAGAAGCGCCAGTTCTCAAAGTCGGGCTGTAATCTTTGGACTCGATCCCGTTTAGAACCCGGCCCTTCTCTCGGCCACGCCAATTCTTCGATGGGAAAATAGTTATTTTCTATCTTCATCATCTCTTTAAAATGCTCGATATCGGAATCTTTTCCGTACCGCTCATACCCGATCTTTACAGTTTGCACACCCGTTTGGCGTAACCACTTTTGCCTAAACTTGCTAAGGACTTGCCAGCGCTCTGCAAGATTTAATCGATGACATAATCCGTCCAACAGGTACTTGTTGAATGCGTAATCAACGCCAATAATGGCAATAGCAGTTCTATCAGATGAACTCTTTTTTGAATGCGCTGGATCGCAAAGGATGTAGACATTGATCATCCGTGGGCGGATTTCTATACGCCTGATCCACTCAGGGTCAAAAACTTGATCCGATCCAGCAATCGGGTTTTGCAACATCTGACAGGCTAAAACGTACTGCCCCATAGATGATTTTTTCTTTTCCCAATCCTCTTTAGAGAGGAGAATCGGGTTCCCATCTGGGGTTCCACTTTCTGTCGCGGGATAGATGCGGGTTTCCGTCCCTCGATCTATCAGTTCTCGGTATGTGTCTGCGTAGTGGTATCTTGTTCCGATGTACCACTCTCTGTTTGCGCCGCCGGACAGGTTCTGGGAAAGGTCGAGAGATTCCGTTGTTTTTGCGATCTGGTCTGGAGTATTGACCGAATCGCGTGTTACCACGTCGTCGTATATACGAAGGTCGTAGTGACGGGATATAGGTTGCCCATCGACTAGACCCCATGCTTCAACCGTGGCCTCTTTTGGGTTAGACTTCCGTTTAACGATAATCCCAG